GCCTGTTAGTTCCGTGCCTGTCATTTGGTAGATGTTACTTCCCGCTCTGTTGCCTTCGTTGTCTATTAAGGTTAAAAGGCACACCATATCGTCATTGCTTTCAAGATTAAAGCTGATAGATAATGATGCTACTTTAAACAGGCGCGCGGCGGAGTCGATGCCTTCGGCGTCCTCAAAAATTGCGATTGTATCTGATGTTGTTAGGGCCATATTAGTATCTTACTTCGATGTTTAGGATATATTGTGTAGTTGCTGACAAAGTACCTGCAATTGCGATTGTGTACTCGGTTGCAGATTGTGCGCTAACCCACCAACAAAGTGAGGGACTTGCAGCGGTGAAGGATCGGGGCGTAATAAATACACGCCCTATCCGGTTCGGTTGTGCTGTGGATGGAAACGTATATTTAAAAACATCCACGTTCCCGGTCGGGCTTGACGTGGTTGTAAATGTTATTTGATATACAAGTATGTTAGAGTCGGTTCCAAATGTTACGCCTGTTGCCGCCGTTGTGCCGGCTCCGGAGTACCAGGTTAAGGAGGTGGTTAAAGGAGTAAGAGAGCTTGTTAATTGTTGTACGTTGTTGTTTGTAGTTTGATATTCAAGGCCCGCAAACGCATTATTTGTCCTTAATACCTTGCCCACTAACGTAGCTCCGGTCGTTGGTCGTTGTGCTATCGACCCATTCGGCATCAATATTCCATCCGTGACCGCATCCATATCCAAGCCAACAAACGGAGTATTATTATTAATTCCTATTTTACTATCCTTAGAAATAGTCAATCCAGCATCGCCGACCGATGGCGTGTTGTCAGGCGCAATCCTGAAAATGTCGGCGGCTGAATTATCTATACCAGCGCTCCACGTTGTACCGCCTGTACCAGGTATTTGCCATTGTACTATTGGATCGCCTGCGTTAGTTCCTCCAACCTGTATATTTAATATCGTGTTAGAGCTTCCATTAAAATTTGAACCGTTCCGGATCTGCCCATAAACATTTGATCCATTTACAGTCGCTCCAAAATCAAACAAGCTTAAAGATGTTGACTGCGTCGGCCCTAATAGGTTATACAGATACAATCCGTGCGAAGTAGCTCCAATTGTTAATCGGTTATTGGAAGCGTCGTATAAAAAAACGTCATCGGTCGTAAGCGATCCAGCCCCGTCTGCGATTGCAATTCGACCCGCTACCAAAGTGCCGGTAATAGCTGACAAAGTCGCGTACTCTAACGCGGTCGCTCCGCTGTTTACGCGCAATATTTGCAAGGCTGTACCCAATGCCGCCAAACCAGTACCACCGCGAGCAATTGGCAAAGTGCCGCTTGTAAGTTTAGACGTGTCTAAATTTGGTATATCTGCTGCTACTAACGATCTGAACGTTGGAGCCGCTGCGGAACCGGTCGAAGGGCCGGCAAAAATCGTATTTATTGACTGATTAGCAAGAGCCGCCGTTAAGGTTCCGGATGTTGTCACCGGAGAACCGCTCACCGTAAATATTCCCGGCAAACTTAAACCTACGCTTGTAACTGTTCCGGATGTCAAGGTAGCCCATTCAAGTGCCGTGCCTGCTGCATTTACCCGTAATACTTGCAAGGCACTGCCCTCCGGAAATACTGCCCATTCGGTTCCGTTATGGTAAAGTAGATCATTTGCCGTACCTGGCGGAAGGCTAAAAGTGCCAATCTTTGGTTTTTTGATTAAAAGCGAGTTTTGCGGATAGCTTGCAGTAAGTGTACCCGTAACAGCGATTGACGTGGCTCCGGTTGTTGGAGTGGTAGCGACTGTTAATTCGTTAAAATCGCCCGTTAAAGGATTAAGTACGACGAGCGTATCTCCTGCATAAATATCTCCGCCAGTTAAGGCCGCCGCCGTTCCAATAGTAGTAATTGGCCCCGCGTTCAATTGTAAAGCGCTTGTCGTTGTGAGCGACAAAGGAGCAATCAAAGTGCCTGGAGGCTTGGCGACGAGTTCGTAAGATGGCCCCGTTGAGCTTGATGTCTGCGGAACGGTCGGTATTTGTGGATCGTTGGCAGTTACTATTTTTTTAACCGGAGCCGACGTGCTAAACCCTGTACCATACTTTAATTCGAACCACTCCCCCGACATTGTATCGTCGTTAGCTGTCCAAGTGCCGCGCATTAACAACCAAACCGATGAGCGCCAATTGACACGGCCTAACGTTGTAAGGTTACCAAAAACGTTCCCTTGTAGCTTCCTAATTGGTACATACTGCCCCGCTACTATAAACTCGCAAAGTAGATATTCTAAGCGCTTGTTTTTAGGATCTGTACCCGGCCCCCAAAGGTTCGCAAGTTCGTAAGCGCTCGATTTGTAAACCCATAAAGCGCCCAATGCGTTTGGATTTTCGGACGTGCCTAACAACGACTTTGTTTGAGTGACAACGCTATTATTTGGGAATAGGTAGTTTGTCGAGGTGTACTCGTATTCGTCCGTCGCAATGTCTGGAAGGATTAAAAGTGTTTGATTGCCTAATTGGTAGGTAAGGTCAAACGTTGTTCCGGTTATGGTTGTGCCGTCGTATTTTTCGTACCTGATAAACTCAAAGTTAAATTCAAAATTATCTGCATTTATCCCTATTTGAGTAGTGACAAGTTCTATCAAATTGGTAAAGCTGAATATCGCGCTTGTTGTGTTCCCTAAAAAGAACCCGTTGCTAATTGGTACGGCGTAGTAGATATATTCAACTCCGGACACAAAGTCAATTTGCGAGTATTGTACCTGGTACTGTGGAGTGAGCGTATATGTACGGCGCGCATAAAGGGAGCCTATTTTAAGACGGAATCTAAATAAACAAACGAACGGTTGAAAGGCCGATCCCGGCGCGGTGTTACTTGATAGCGTAAATTGAAGGTTTGCGCTAATCCTAAAATATGTATTTCCGGAGTTGCTGTTAATCGGCTTTGGAACCGTTACGGCTGTGAAATTCGTATCCGTAAACGCCGCAACGCCTGATAATAGATTGAACCGTTCAAGCGCCAAAAACGTATGCCGGTGTTCTTTTAACGGCGGCAAAAACTCATACCTTCCAGTCGCTTCGAGTGCAAGCGTATTTGTTTGGTTGATTGTGTTAATGGCGCTAAAATTACCCGACCCTAAATAGTTTTTTGAGCGGTCGTAATTGCGCCCAACGACCGTTGCGGCGGTTCGGTATGGTATCTGTTCGATCCAAAACGTTCCGTTGTTAGCGGTGATTCTCGCTTGAAAATTAGTTAGGATATTTTCTATTACTTCATAGCAAGATAAATAATCCTTTACGCCTTTATCGTCTTTGTAAAAAACGGAATGATCTGCGTATGTTTGATACAACGCGCAAGGATCGGACGCGGTCGCGGCGTGATCGTTTTCCCACCAATCAATGAAGGAACTTACAAAATGTTGAGTCGGCGTAAAGAGTACATCAACATAGCGGATTTTTGAAAGCGCGTTTATTAAGTGATCCATTAAGCGCGCTTTGCCCGTGTAAGCCGTTCCCGCGTTGTTGTATTTAATATCCTTTAAACTTGCTATTCCATCCGTTGCCGTGATGTTAATTTGATATGGATAACTTGCATCCTCATAGCTGCCAATGTCGGGCAATATAACCCCGCGCCAATATGCCGCCGGCGTAGTGCCTTTGGTTATGTTTACAACGAAACGCCCCTCCTCGCTTGCAATCAAATCAGTAATAAATAACTCGTGGCTTGCATTTTCAGCGTACATAACGAATTGGCACTCCGTCCCCATTATTGTACTAATTCGGTCGCTTGCTTCGTGTGTAAGCGCAAATCCACGCGAATCCGGATTGAATGGAATTGGATCGCCTGAGTACGATCTGTCCCAAATCTCAATTGTATAACGGTCGCTGCTAAAACTGTCAAATTCTGCCTTAAATCGTATTGCGGCCATTATCGGTATCTATTTGTTGATTCAACTTCTTTATTCATAACCAGCATCAAATCGCGTCCGGAAATTTTACCCATAACTTCGACGCGCTGTGAGCCGCCTAACATATCTTGCAATTTAGAAAGCGGCGCAATAACCTCAGGATCTATTCCCGCCATTCTGTTATCGCCGACCATTGCGAGTGTTGGCCCGTAAGCCAAACCGCCCTGAGCGAGCTTTGGAGGTTGTATCTTTGATTGTAGGCCATTGAACAATGCAGATGCCGCGCCCGCTGCAAGTGCGCCCGCTGCAATATTAGCCGGGAATGGCAACTTCATTGCAGAGCTAACCGCTTTAAATATACCTTCGATTGCCATTGACTTGGCGACCTGCAATGCAGAACTAACCGCCGCCGCTGCATATTCTTGGAACGATGCGGAGCCTTGACTGTTTAATGTTTGGATTGAATTTAAAACGGAATCCGCTACTGCCTTTTGCGCTTCTCCTCCTTTTTTCCAAGCATCAAAAAATGAATCAGTAGAGCCGGTAAATAAATCCTGCTCTTCTCTTGCAAGCCTTAACGACTCCTTTAATTCATCTAACTTTTTAAGTTCTTCATCTGTAAATGATATTGTAGGTATTGCGGGAGCGCTGTCAGGAAAAGCCGACATAATATCTCCCTCGCTTGGCGCGGTCGGATCTCCTCCAAAATTGCCCTGAAAACGCTGTATCGCAATCGCATCATAATAAGCTCGTGTCGCCGCTTCTAATTTAATCGCCCGCGCTTCTGTTTCGTCCATCAAGTCAAAAAGCTCTTGGTATCGATCTTTTTGTTCCTTAATTGCTTTTGCGGACTTTAAGGTAGATTCCGTATTTGCGTCGGTTGCTTTATTTAAGTCGCCTGTTGCGTTTTTTACATTGTTAGTCGTTTGCGGGAGGTCTAAATTTGCGCGTATTAATCCGGTTACGGCATCAGTCTGATTTTTAATTGACTGTAAAGCTCGGTCAGTGTCCGCAATCAATTCTTGCTTAACTGCTGATGATTGTTTTTCTAATGCTGTGTACGAACCAAATCCGGCCGTTGCTTGCTGAAAAGCTACGGTGCTTTTTTGCGTTAATCTTAACTTTTGCTCCTCTAATCTTATCCGCTCCTTATCAAGCTCAATCAACTTTTCCTCCGCCGCCTTTACTCTTGCCGCCCTCAATAGGCTTTCAATGTATTGATCCTGCAATTTAGTAAGCTCCGCAATGCTTAATTTTTCAATGTCAAGATTTGCGAAGTATTTAGGCGAAATTTCCTGCAACCTTCCAAGCGCTTTTGCTTTTTCGTCCCTTGTTGCGTTTTCGTCTTTTAATATCGCAATGAGTGGAATAATTGCGGCGCGTTCGGTGCTTACTTGCTCGTTTGCTTTTGCGCGAATTTCGGATAATGTCGCATAAGCTGTATTTGCGTTTTTAATTTTATCGCTAAGCAAAACAAAAGCGCCAGCCAATAACGCAATGGCTCCGATAACGGTACCGGCCGCAAGTGCTTTTTGCGCAACTGTCATTTTTTGCAGCGCCGCGACTGCGTTAGATGTTTTTTCTGATAAAACCTTAAAGTTATCCCCCATAAACCTAATCCCCTGCACAACCGCAACACCTCCGGAATAAAACAATTGCATCACTTTAATAGCCGGGCCAAGAGCCGCCGCAAAAAGCGCAAAGTTCAAAATACTTTTTTTTGTTTCCGGATCTAACAAACGGAAATAATCTGCAAGCCTTCCAAGTGTTTCCGAAAAAGCATCTGCTATTTCGTTAATATTATAGACCTTATTTATCTCCGTTCCTATCGTCGCGAAAAACTGCTTTAACGCGCTTTGCGCATTGTTTACTGCGTTAGCGATGCCGCCTTGTACGCGCTCGGTTTTTGCAAGCCCCTGAGTAATCTTGTCGATGAACTCGTCTGCTGATACGCCCGCTTCGCGTAACGCATCCGCGCTAATCGTGCCAAATGTATCTTTAATGGTTTTAGCGAGTCCGGGCATATTTTCAAGAATAACGCTTAGGTCTTCCTGTAAAATCCTGCCCTTAGATGACATTTGTGAGAATTGGCGCGTTACGCTGTCGAGTTGATCGGCGCTACCGCCGGACGCGGCTAAGGCGTTAGCAAGCTCCGCAATTGTCACCCGAGCGCGCTCTGCTGAAAACCCTACTGACTGCAAACGAATAGAGCCTTTAACAGCTTGTTCCAGGTCAATACCAGGAGCGAGCGCAATTTGGCGGAGCCTTTCAAGTTCTGCGGCTGCCTGTTCGGTTGTATAGCCGGCATTGCGCATTGTGGTATTTAACGCCTTGTCGAGCGTTTCAAAATCGCCGGCGGCCTTAATTGCGGCGGCTCCAATACCAATCAAAGGCAAAGTAAGCGACATGGATAGACCATCGGCCATTCCGCGTAGTTGCTCGGCTGATTTTCTCATCCGTGCTTCCACCTGCCTCATCGAGCGGTCAAACTCCCTAAAATTTACCGCTATTCGTACATTTAAGTCGCTAACTGCCATTAGTTTACAATTCTTTTTGTGTTTGCTTCAAACATTGCGAGCATTAACTCGGCTTGTTTTTTTAACTCCACCTCAGATACCTGTATGCCTTTAAACTTGCTTTCTTCCCATCCAAATCGCCCTAAATCGGTGGGCTTAATTCTTTTTTTGCCTGTGTGCGGCAATATAGCCCAGTATGCAATTTGACGCGCTTGTGTCCAAGATTCTTTCATTTGATCGTTCTTCGCTTTGAGCATTGCAGTAAAATAGCGCGGCGAAGTATTGTAAAAATCATCCTCCGACAAACCAACCCAAGCCGCTGTTTGTTCAAGCGACTCCCAATCCGTTAGGCTGTCGGTTGCGGCTCCCCCGATTGAGATTCATCTCCCTTTGCCTTCGGCATTGAATCCGCAAATAGCTCCATTATTTTAGCGATTGTATCTCCGGTAAGCCAGTCTGCAACATCTTCAACCGATCCGGCAAAAGGCTTTTTTGTTGCTTTACCACCGTTTAAAAATCCTGAAAATGCAAGATCGGCAATAAAGCTAATCTTAATTTCTGCCTCACCGCCTTGAATGGAATCCGAAAAATCCCGTAAGGCTGTACGGCCTGTTAATTTTTCGTAGTGGTAAAGTGCGCCAAATCCGAATTTGATAGGCGTTTGAGTTCCGTTAAAATCTAAATAATTGACCATAGTTCAAAAAAAGAAATAAGGCCCGACAAAAGCCGGGCCAAGCATTAAGGATTTGTTGTTTCAGAAAGTGCGCCTGTTCCTACAAAAGTGAAATCGTAGGTTACGTTCTCGTCCACTCCGGACGAAGATGCGCTTAAGCTTGTAAGCATACCAGTACCGGAGTAGATCTTATCGCCCGATACGGTCGTACCCCATTTGATTGTTGCCGTCGTGCCGCCATTAATCAGGGCGTACAAGTCATCAAAAGTGTAGGTGCTGTCCCAAGCGAACATGGCGCTACCGGACATTTCCCACGACAACCGGCCGGGAAGCTGACTGCCCCACGAATCGGTATCTTTGCAAGTGGTGTCGCGAGGCGACATTGAGATGCTCAAATTGGCATCTACGAGGCAAGTAATGGTCGCGGCTCCGACTTGTATTACTGCCAAACGGGAATTTAAAACGCCTGTTGTTGGCATAATGGAATTTATTTAGAACGTGAAAAGGATT